TTCAGAGCGTCTACGAGCAGACCGGCACCATCGACACGATGGATCTGGTCACTGGCCCGAACCTCAAGAAGCGCTTCAGCGAGTTCACCCGCTACTCCAGCGGCAGCAACACCGCTCTGAGCACCCGCCAATACACCGCCTCGCTCAATGACCGCACGGTCATCAGCACGGTGGACACTTATATCGGCGACTTCGGCACGATCAACTTGGTTCCGACCTTGTTCAATGCGAAGGACGCAGCCGCCGCCGTTCAGTCGGCCCGTGGCTACCTCCTCAACATGGACATGTTGGAGATCCGCTACGGCCGCCGTCCCCGCTTCCAAGAGTTGGAAGACCAGGGTGGTGGTCCCCGTGGCCTCATCGACGCCATCGCGGCGCTCGTGTGCTGGAATCCCAAGGGCCTCGGCGAGTTCGCCGCGACTTCCTAGTAGCAACAATTAACTAAGGAAAATCACGGAAATGAAACTCTACGAACTCCCTAACGAAACGAAGCTCAACGGCTTCTCTCACAAGGCCATCGTGACCCACGCTGACCTCACCGAAGCCACCGCGAACACCGCCCAGAGCGTCACGCTCTTGGAGGTTGAACCCGGTGACATCGTGCAGGCCGCAGCGGTCAAGCTGGTGACGGCGTTTGAAAACACCGCTGACACCGCCTTCAACGTGACCACGCTCGCAGTCGGCGACGACGACGTGGATCGCTTTGTCGATGAGCACGAAGTCAACAAGAACGGAACCGAAGTGCTGTTTGCCGGCGAAATCGCCGACAGCACCCCGGCGGTCTACACCGCCGCTTCGACTGGCCCGATCACGGCCACGTTCATGTCGATGGCTGCGAAGAACCTTGCCGCGCTCAACGCGGGCGAGGCGCACATCTATCTGAAGATCGCCAAACTGAGCGATCTCTAAGGTGTCTTAACACACGGCGGCCCCAGCAATGGGGCCGTCGCAGTTAGGATGTCAGACAGTCTATGGTCAGAGCTTGTTACCGATCTCGGTGATGAGATGGCCGAAGCGGTCAAGCAAGAGCTGATTGCCGGTTGGAACGCCGATGCTGTTCTTGCCGCCACTCGCCAGCGCCAGATCGCCGAAGCCAGTCAGCGCATAGAGCAATGCGCCATCGAAGGCATCGGCCAGAAGGATATGTCCATAGACGCTGACGCTTATTGGAGTTGGGAAGCTGCCGAGCCGGGATGCTGGAAGGACAAATCTTTCAGGGACTGGTTCAAGAAAAAAAATCCCGAAGTCGTTGTGCCCTACACGCCCCGCAAAACCACTGTCCTCATCTAATGATTAAAGCACCCAAACAAGAGGACATAACGGCGATGCTCTATGAGATCGACCAGGCGGACGCCGATGGTTCTTCTTATGTTCAGCGCAAACTGCGCAACTGGAATACGCGATTCTGCATCTGGCCGGGGCAATCGGAGGATGGCCGCAAGTGGTCCGGCTCCCAAGGCAAGCAGCCGTGGCCATGGCAAGGCGCCAGCGATGTTCGCATCCGCCTCGCGGACAATCTGATCGCGGACAACTGCGCCATTTTGGCCAACTCCTTCTTCAAAAGCCGCGTGCAGGTCCAGCCGGTGGAGAGCATGGACGTGGACAAACGCAATGCCGCCGAGACCGTCCTCAAGTGGCTCATGTTCCAGCACTGTCTGGATGATTTGCGCCGCGAAGTAAAACTCGCCGCCCAATTCCGCGAGACCTACGGGCTGGCTGTCATGGCGGTGGACTGGGTGCAGAACACCCGCACCGAGATCAAGTCATTCAGCATCGAAGATGCGCAGATGATGTTGGAGCAGTCGCAAGACCCCAACCTCGCCGCCCTTCTGGAAGTGGTCATGGACCCGCTGCAAGAGGAGACCGCCGCCGAACTTTTGGGGCAGATCATCCCCGAGTTGGGCAAGGTCGCCAAAGTCCGCGAGTTCCGCGAGAAGGGCCTCGTCGAGTGGGAGTCGCCTTACATCTTTGAAAGCAAGCCGGTGTGGACCGCGCTTGAAGCATGGGAGGATGTCATCTTCCCCATCCAGACCTTCAGCCTTCAGCGCGCCGCGTTCGTTGCCCGCAGAGAATTGCTCACCGAGGTGGAGTTGCGCGAACGCGGCGCAGTCGAGGGCTGGGACGAGGATTGGATCGAGCGCGCCGTGCAGTTTAAGGGTGAGATGAAACGCATCCATCTCAATCTCCACCGCACAGACCAGTTCCTTTACGAACAGATGCGCGATCTCATTGAGATTTGGCACGTTTATCGAAAAGAAAACGATCCCAAGACCAACGCCATCCGCGTCACACGCTCGGTCCTTAACTACCACGTCACCGACAAGGTCGCCGTGCATGAGCTGCTGCCCTACGCGCACGGCCAATATCCTTTCATTGAACTCCCCCGCGAGCGCGCCACCCGCCCTCTTTTGGAGAGCCGGGGCATCCCCGAGTTAGTTCAGACCGCGCAGGAGGAAATCAAGATCCAGCGCGACTTCCGCGCCGACCGGGCATCTATTAGCATCCTGCCGCCCGTTAAGGTTCCGGCCAACCGTGGCAAGTTTGACCTTGTCCTCGGCCCAGGCATGCAGATACCGGAGCGCCGTCCCGGCGAGATTGACTGGATGAGTCCTCCGCGCCCCGACATGGGCAGCATCGAAGTGGAGCAGGCCACCCGTGCGGACGTGGACAACTACTTCGGCCGCATCAGCGAAGCCGTTCCCCAGCAGCGCTACATGCTCCACACGCAGGAGCTAATCGACTCTTGGCTCATAGATATGAAGCTCTGCATCGCGCAGACCATGGCGCTGGCGCAACAGTATATGCTTCCCGAGGAGGTCGCGCGCATCACCGGCAATGCCCAGTTGGCATTCAACGCATCGCCCCAAGACATCCGGGGCCGCTATGACATAACGGCCGAGTTTGACGCGCGCCTCCTCGACAACGAAGCGCTAGGCGCAAAGCTCGACTACCTAGCAAAAGTCCTCGTCCCCTTGGACAGCTTCGGCGTCATAGACCGCGCCGGCCTTGTGAAATACATGTTCCAAGCTGTTGATCCGAACTTGGCCGGAATGCTGGTGCAAGACATCGGCGCAGCCACCCAAGCCGAGATAGAAGACGAGCAAGGCGCCTTCGCAAAAATCGCCGCAGGCACCGAACCCCCGCTGAAAGAAGGCGGACAAAACGCGCAGGTAAGACTGCAAACCTTGCAGCAAATCATTCAGTCGAATCCCGCCGTCCAACAGCGCTACGCCCAAGACGAAATCTTCCGCAGCATGATCGACGCAAGAGCACAAGCCTTCCAGTTCCAATTGCAACAGCAGCAAAACGCCGTAATCGGCCGCACCGGCGCGCAACCTGCGCTGCAAAAGCTCCAGCAAGACCAGCAACTCGGCATGTCCGCCCAACCCGCCGCCTAACCGTATGCACCCGAACATTAATGTCAGGAACGTGGCCGGATTAAATATCCCCCAGCACGACTATCTCTCGATCAGCTACTACAGCAGCACCAACAACATCCAGACCGTCACCTACAAAGAAGGCGGCAGCGGAGGCCAAACAGTCGCCACACTGACCTTCTCCTACACGACCAACCCGCCGACCACCAACGACGCGGACCTCGCTGCCGTCACCCGCTCTTAAATCTCCAATTTCTAATTTGTAATGGGCTTCGCCTTCAATCCGTTTACCGGCAACTTCGACCTCAAGGGGTCTGGTGGCGGCGGCGGCTCTGCGTTCTTCGCAGGCGAAGTGGCAACCTATGCGGACCTCCCGCTCGACGGATCGGCGGCCCTCGATAGCCGCTGGCTCGTCCGGTCGAATTCCGGAACGTGGCCATTCTCGTCCTACAAACAAGCTGGCGTGTATGTGCGTAAAGCCATCGTCGGCGCCTCCCGCGACAACGACTACCAGCTCACCGACACGTCCTTCTTCGACGTGATGTCGGACGATAAGTTTTTGGTTTTCGACAACAGCGATGCGACCAAAGCGCTGGCCTTCAATGTCGGCGCCAACGTCCCGACGTCCAGCACGGTCACATTAACGGTCCCTGCGGCCTCGGGAACAATTGCCACGGTCAACGGCAGCACCAACCTCTGGATTCCCGCCTCGGCATGGATTCCCAAGACCACCGCAGGCTGCGGCGTGGACTCCCGCGAGACCACGACCAACGACCAGAACTTCGACGAACTCCTTTTCGACACCGGCAGCGACGAGCTTGCCGATGCGCTGGTAGTGATGCCGTCCAATTACAACAACGGCACAGTCACGGCCCGATTCTACTGGACTGCCGCAAGTGGCAGCGGTGGCGTGGCGTGGGCCATCCAAGGCCGCGCCTTCGCCAACGATGACGCGCTCGACACGGCGGCGGGCACGGCGCAACTCGTCACCGACACGCTGATCGCGGCCAACGATGTGCACATCACATCGGCCACCAGTGCCGTGACTATCGGCGGAACACCAGCAGCCAACACGCCGATTCAATTCACCATCTACCGCGATGTCTCGGATGCCGCCGACACCCTCGCCGTGGACGCCCGCCTGCTCGGCGTGGAGATTCTATTTAACTGACTATGAGGGCGCGGCATCGGCATTTAAACTTCAAGGACGCTGGCGCAGTCATTCACGTTGATTCACGCTTTATTAGCGGCTTGAGCAACAATGATGAAGTTACGTCTTGGAGTAACCGCGCAGCCGCCAACGATGCTGGGGCAATTTCTGGCGTGGCAACACCAAATTACATTACAGGGCAGCTCGCGGGCCAGCCAACAGTGCGTTTTGCCAACCTTGATGTTTTGCGTTTTGCAAGTGCTCCTGCGTCATTTTCCGCTGCGACAATCATTTGCACGGCCAAGCCAATAAGCGCATTGAGCAACGACAATAACATTCTTTATTACGGAAATTCTCAAGATTTTGCCCCAAATTTTAACTGGGTTGGAGTTGGCAAAAACTTTGGATCGGCAAAGTGGGTTAGCGGCAACTACAATAACCCAACCGATAGATCGGTTGTTAGTTCTGCAAACTACGACACGACGGCTCGTATTGCGACCGGCGTCACTAATGACGGCGGGACTAATCGTCTTTTTTTGAGCGGCAGCTCGGATGGAACGGCGGTTTCCGTAGCCATCAGTATTAACGCAAGCGCATTGCCCATTATGGGACGACGGGGAGGCAACAACGTTGGTTACCTAAACGCTGACGTATACTCGGTTGCCCTGCTACCCGATGCCGTAACGCCGTCCCAGCGCAAACGCCTTGAGCATTCATCAGCCTACTCCTTCAAAATCTCCTGCAACTAACCGCCATGACGCACCTTCGCTACGACAACCAGACCCGCACCGAAACGGACGAGACGGTCATCGCCACGCTCGTTCGCAAGGGGTGGGAAGTGTTTACGCCGGAGCCTGTGGTCGAGGTGCCGCCGACCTTCACCGCCGAAGAACACCTCCGCAGTGTCGGCCTCGCAGGCGACCGCCAGCCCACACTTTTGTATCTGCGCCAGTCCCTCACCGCCGCTGGCAAAACCTGCGCCGAGCTGGACGCCGTCGAAGCATACCTACAGCAGATCCTCACCATGTTCGCCGCTAATCCGGCGCCGCAAGCATCGTGGCCGAATCCCAGCGTCACCTTTGAAGCCGCCGTCCAGTCGGCCATGAACGCACTCAACAGCTAATGCGCACAGTAACTCTACAGTCTATCCTCCTCCGCGCATGGCAACGTGTCGGCAACGACGCGTCCACCATCGACGCCATCCCATCCGGCGCAAGAACCATGATGACCGCCGCCGCCAACGAACGCATCGCCGACTGCTGGGAGTGGGCGGATTGGCCAGAGCTTATGCGCGTTGAAGAACGCACCGTCGAGGGCGACGAGACCAACGGCTATTATATTCCCTACGAGCAGAGCGGCGAGACTGCCATGGGCGAAGTCTTCGCCGTCCTCCGAGACAACCCTGCAACCCACGTTGCACCCCGCCAGATTGGCTACACGCTCCTTGGCGACAACGTGCGCTTTCCGCAGAGCACCGATTTGCCCACGACCGTCTGGGTCAACTACCGCATCCGCCCGACCGAATACTCCGCAAGCAACCTCTCCGCGACCGTGCCCGCCGTCATCGCCAAAGCAGTCGGCCTGATGCTGAGTGCAGATTTGCTCCAAGAGGACGGACAGACCGACAAAGCACTCGCCATGGAACAGATGGCCGAGTCCGAGCTGATCTCGCAAAGGGACAAATACTATTTCCAACAGGGCCAACCCTCCATGTGGACCGCCCGCGTCAACCAATACTAAATTATGCACCCGAATACCCGCATCACCAACCGCACGTCCGGCAGCCAATTCATCGGCGACACCAACACCGTCACCGCTGACATCGTCTCCATCG